GCAACCTCTACTAGCAGAACCACTACTATAAGTACAAATAGAGCAACCACTACTACATATAATACGTCAACAGCAACTAATACTGTATTTAATACAAGTACAACAACACAGACTTCAAGGACTACGACTATATCTACTAATAGAGCTACAACAACTACATTTAATACATCAACTTCTACAGCAACTAGTAGAACTACTACTATTAGTACAAATAGAGCTACGACCACCACGTTTGAAACAACAAAAACAACTAACACCGTTTTTAATACTTCGACTACAACGCAAACATCAAGAACTACAACTATATCTACAAACAGAGCCACTACTACTGCTTTTAATACTTCCACCAGCACAGTAACAGTATTCAATACCAGTACAACAACCGTGTTTAACACAACAACTACATATAGTACTAACCAAGCTACAACCACCACCTTTAACACTAGCACAACAACTACATTTGGTACTACAACTACATATAGTACAAATAGAACAACCACTACTACATACGAAACTACAAAAACTACAAATACAGTATTTAACACAAGCACCGCTACAACTCTCACTACTAGTACCACGGTGTCTACAAACGTTGATACTACAACTACGTTTAATACAAGCACAGCAACGGTAACTACATTTAACACTTCAACTACGACCACATTTAATACAACAACGACTTTTAATACTAGTACAGCTACTACTACAACTTTTAATACTAGTACTACAACAACTTTTAACACAACAACAACTGTATCAACAAATAGAGCAACAACTACTACTTTTAATACTAGTACAGCTACCGTTACTGTATTTAATACATCAACTGTAACACAAAAAGCAACTAGTACTGTAGTTAGTACAAATAGAGCAACAAGCACGACAGTATCTACAAACATCGATACTACTACAACTTTTAACACATCAACCAACACTATTACAGCGTATACAACAACATATTCAACTAATGTAGATACTACAACAACTTATAATACTACAAGAGGTACAACAACTGCTTATAATACAAATACTAGTACAACCACTGTATTTAACACATCAACAAGTACTAGTAAAGCTACAAATACAGTAGTGTCAACTAATAGAGCAACTAATACTGTGTTTAATACGTCAACAAATACAACAACGGTATTTAATACAACAACAGCTACGGTAACAACGTTTAACACTAGCACAGCTACTACAACCACTTTTAACACGAGTACTAATACTATAACTATATATAGTACAACATACGAAACAAACATTGACACGACTACTACTTTTAATACGTCAAGAACTACAATATTTATAACTACTATAAGTACAAATAGAAATACAACAACGGTATTTAATACAAGTACTGTTACGGAAAAAGCTACAAGTACTGTTGTGTCAACTAACAGAGCCACTACAACTACATATGAAACAAGCAAAGCTACCAACACTGTAGTATCAACAAACAGAAGTACTAATACAGTATTTAATACTACCACTGCTACAACCACTACGTTCAATACTACAACAGCAACTGTTACTGTGTTTAACACTACAACTACAACAAACAGAAGTACAACTACAACTTACAACACTTCAACTAACACAACAACGGTAGTATCAACTAATAGAGCTACTACAACAACTTACAGTACCAACAGAGCAACTAATACTGTTATAAGTACTAACACAGTATTTAACACAACAACGACATTTAACACTACTGTATCTTTTTACAATACCACAAGAGCAGATTACAATACTGATAGGGTAGACTACAACAGCGTTGGCACCTAGTTAGAAAAGATTAAAAGTGTGTAATAGTATATAAAGAAATTTAAATTTAATTTAATAATATGGAAATGTTTAATAGGAAGGTCCTTAAAGAAAGAATAGGGCACCTTCAGAAAAATGATAAGCTCGACTACTTAGAGCAAGTAGAAGGCTACGTTATACGAAAGTGTAGCGAAAACGGAATAGAGTATGCTTATGATGTAATGGCAGAGGAAATGCCTTACTTTAAAACAATGGCATATACAGAGTTGGCAACGTGTTTTTATTTACAGCCAATGAACTTCAAAATAAGAGACGCACAATTACCAGATGCGTTTAATGATAAAGATCATGAAGTTTTAGATTATGCTTCTTATTTTGTAAGCAACATAACAGATAATACAGCCAACAAATACAAAGATAGATTAGATGACTACAGAAAGTGGCCAGCTAAAGATTACTTAGTAATACTTCCAGGTTCAAACAAATTAAAAGACAGATGTTGTTTGAATAAAATGAGGCATATACAAAGAACACATAAAGGTAACGTTTTATTTAAGCCACATCCGATAACAACTCATCAGATAATTGGTGAAATGAAAGATTTGTTTGGGCAGGAAAACGTATTGCCAAGAGAGATGGACATGTATTATTACATACAAAAGTCTAAGAAAGTTTACACAACGCATTTAAGTGAAAGTGCTGTATATGCAAGTGTGTTAGGTAAAGACATAGAACCATTTGATGTATGGAACAATATATTTTATGGATCTTTTTATTGTGTTAGTAATCATTTATTTGATAACAAGCATGATGCAAGAAATTATATCAACAAAGTTTTTTCAAGTCCTAAGTCAGGAGTTATATGTCCTAGGATAGATAAAAACTGGAAACAAAAAGTTGATAAGTACTTTGAGTACATAACTACTAAAAGAGACAAGTATAAAAACTGGTTTATTGATAGTAGAAAACCAAAAAATAAAAAATAAAATTTAATATAATGAAAATAAAAAAAGACGAATTAAAAGAACTACAAGGAAAAGTTTCAAATATAAACCAAGCTAAACTTAGACTTGGTACTTTAGAAACACAAAAGGTAGTAATAGCACAAGCTATTATAAATTTACAGAGACAACTAGAAGAGTTTCATCAGAAGATGGATGTGTTGTACGGTAACGGTGATAAGTTGAACATTGATGTTAACTCAGGTGAATATCAAAAAATAGAGGAAGATGAAACTAATACGAAAAATTAGTGTTGGCAAAGATTATAAGAACGATGCTATGCACTACTCTGTAGGTCAAGAGGTTTATGGTGGGCACACTATTTGTAATATCATAGATGGTAAAGACAAATATAGTGTGTTTATTAAAAAAAATGAAGACGTATTACCATGGAAAGACTTTAATAAAAACATGGCAATATCAGTCGAGTATAACCTAGAGTATTGAGAGGTTTATTTGACTTTATCATAACACCAAAAGGTAAACGCTATAACAACACTAAGCAGGTTGGTGATACAGAACTTATATTAAATGCTTCAATTGAAGATCATTTAATGATAAATAGAACTGGTATTGTAAAAGCGTTACCTAGCGTTGGTAAAACTAATATACAAATTGGTGATGAAGTAATTCTTCACCATAATGTATTTAGAAGATGGTATGACGCTCATGGTAATGAAAAAAATAGTAGAAGCTTTATAGATGAAAATACATACTGCGTATCTAGTGAACAGATATTTTTGTATAAACATAAAGATGAATGGCTAGCACCAGATGAATATTGTTTTGTTAAGCCAATAAAATCACGTGATGATTTTGATAATGATAAAGAACAGCAATTAGTAGGTGTTTTAAAATATTCAAATAACTCCTTAGAAGCGTTAGGATTAACAGAAAATACCTTAGTGGGTTTTAGTCCGTATAGCAAGTTTGAGTTTGTTATAGATCGCGAGAGGTTATATAGGGTATTAACTAATTCAATTACAATTAAATATGAATATCAAGGACAAGAAGAAGAATATAATCCAAGCTGGTTATAAGGCGGTTGATGAATTAATTAAAGTTGCCAAAGAAGAAATAGTAGACACAGACGAAGACATATCAGCTGACAGATTAAAAAATGCAGCAGCGACTAAAAAGCTTGCTATATTTGACGCGTTTGAAATATTAAATAAAATACAAGACGAACAGAATATGCTTGATGGTGTGGTAAAAGAAGATAAACAAGAATCTTTTGGTGGTTTTGCAGAAAGAAGATCTAAGTAATGTACGAACAAACATTATATAAAGTTGTTCAACCGGTTAAGTTAACTACAGTTAATAGGTTAAACAAAAGTAAAAAGTGGAAGTACGGGTATAATAAAGAACATGATATTGTTGTTATATCTAAAACAGGTATGATAGGTGATATAGTAGAAATACAAAATTTACAAATAGCACTACCTAAACAACCAAAAAAAATACATAAGTTTGAAGAAGATAAATGGCAAGTAACACCATATCCAAAAGAACTTAATAGGATAAAATCAATATTTGATTGGAGAGATTATCCCGATGAATTTAAAAACAAATATATTGATTATATAGAGGATGAATTTAAAAGAAGAGAAAGCGGTTTCTGGTTTTATAACAAGGGTATTGCTACTTATATTACTGGTACTCACTATATGTACCTCCAATGGTCAAAGATTGACGTTGGACACCCTGACTTTAGAGAAGCAAATAGATTATTCTTTATATTCTGGGAAGCTTGCAAAGCAGACACAAGAGCGTATGGCATGTGTTACCTTAAAAACAGACGATCTGGTTTTTCATTTATGGCCTCAGGTGAAATCGTTAACCTTGCCACAATATCATCAGATGCAAGATTCGGTATATTATCTAAGTCTGGTGCCGATGCTAAAAAGATGTTCACAGATAAAGTTGTACCAATATCAGTCAACTATCCTTTCTTTTTCAAGCCTATACAGGATGGAATGGACAGACCGAAGACAGAGTTGGCATACAGAGTACCAGCGTCTAGGCTTACAAGAAAAAAGCTTACCACAGCTACCAGTGATCAACCGGAAGAACTTACCGGTCTTGATACAACTATCGATTGGAAAAACACCGGTGATAATTCGTATGACGGTGAGAAATTAAAACTTCTTGCACATGATGAATCAGGTAAGTGGGAAAGACCAGATAATATATTAAATAACTGGAGAGTAACTAAAACAACTCTAAGATTAGGTAGTAGAATCATAGGTAAGTGTATGATGGGTAGTACTTGTAATGCACTAGATAAAGGTGGTGATAATTTTAAGAAATTATATTATAACTCTGACGTAACTAAAAGAAATAAAAATGGCCAAACAGCTTCAGGACTATATTCGTTTTTTATACCAATGGAGTGGAACTATGAGGGATTTATGGATGAGTATGGCTTACCTGTGTTTGATACACCAGATAACGAGATCAACGGCCCACACAATGACATTATTGATACTGGCGTTATAGATCACTGGCAAAACGAAGCAGATGGGTTAAAAAATGATCAAGACGCGTTAAACGAGTTTTACAGACAGTTTCCAAGATCTGAAGAACACGCTTTTAGAGATGAAACAAAGAATAGTATATTTAATCTAGTAAAAATATACGAACAAATAGATTACAACGAAGAAACAAACCAAGGTGTATCTACTGGTAATTTTCAGTGGGTTAACGGAGTAAAGGATTCAAACGTACAATTTTATCCAGATCCAGGTGGTAGATTTAAAGTTAGTTGGGTGCCGCCACCACACTTGCAAAATAAAGTAATTGACAAAAATGGAACTAAGTATCCAGGCAATGAACATGTGGGTGCTTTTGGTTGTGATAGTTATGATATATCAGGTACTGTAGACGGTTTAGGATCTAATGGCGCTTTACATGGATTAACAAAGTTTAGTATGGAGGACGCACCTCCTAGTCAATTCTTTTTAGAGTACGTGGCTAGACCAGCAACTGCTGAAATATTTTTTGAAGATGTTTTAATGGCATTAATATTTTATGGCATGCCAATACTTGCAGAAAATAATAAACCACGTTTATTGTATCATTTAAGAAGACGTGGTTATAGAGGTTATTCAATGAATAGACCAGATAAAGTTTGGAATAAACTATCAACCACAGAGAAAGAAATAGGTGGTATACCAAATTCTAGTGAAGATATAAAGCAAGCTCACGCGGCAGCTATTGAAACTTACATACAACAAAATGTAGGTTTAAAGTCAGATGGAGGTTGTGGTAACATGTATTTTAACAGAACACTAAATGATTGGTCGAGGTTTGATATTACTAAGCGTACTAAGTTTGATGCTACTATTAGCAGCGGGCTTGCTATTATGGCATGTAATAGACACCTTTATCAGCCGAATAAAAAGATTCAAAAAGCAAAAGTAGACTTAAGTTTTTCAAAGTATAATAACGACGGTTTTACTTCACAAATAATAAAATAAAAGATGAACACAAAAAGTGCACAAAATTATTTTCCAAGTCAAGTAGTAAGTGACCAAGAAAAGAACAGCTACGAGTACGGATTAAAAGTAGGTCAAGCAATTGAAGCTGAATGGTTTGGTAAAGACTTTAATTCTAATAGATTTAGTTTAAACCAACAAGATTTTCATAAGTTAAGATTATATGCAAGAGGCGAACAATCAGTTCAAAAATATAAAGATGAATTATCAATTAACGGTGATTTATCATATCTAAATTTAGACTGGACACCAGTCCCCGTAATTCCAAAGTTTGTTGATATTGTCGTTAATGGTATAGCAGAAAGGGCTTATGATATTAAAGCGTATTCTCAAGACCCATTTGGTGTTCAGAAAAGAACTGAATATATGGAGTCAATAATAAGAGACATGCAAACAGCAGAGTTTCAAGACGAGGCTATAAATCAGTTTGGTATTAATCTGTATGAAAACGACAAAGCAGAATTACCTGGTTCACAAGAAGAGCTAGAGCTTCACATGCAATTAACTTACAAGCAATCAATAGAGATAGCAGAGGAACAAGCAATAAACGTTTTATTTGATGGTAATAAATATGATCAAACATTAAAAAGATTATATTATGATATAACAGTACTTGGCATAGCTGCCGTTAAAAATAACTTTGATACATCATCAGGCATAACAGTTGACTATGTTGATCCCGCTAATTTAGTGTACTCATACACTGAGTCACCGTATTTTGATGATATATATTATTGCGGTGAAGTAAAAAACATACCTATAAATGAGTTAAAAAAACAATTTCCACAATTAACAAATGAAGATTTATCGGAAATAGAAGATCAACCACATCAAAGCGCATACGCGGCAAATAGATATAGCTCAGCATACAACGATAATAATGTTGATAATAACATAGTTCAAGTATTATACTTTAATTATAAAACTTATAACAATGAAGTGTATAAGTTAAAACAAACAGGTACAGGTGGTTCAAAGGCTATACAAAAAGATGATTCATTTGAGGCGGTGGGCGAAGTACCATTTGAAAAATTATCTAACTCACTAGAGGTTTTATATGAAGGAGCTTTAATATTAGGTACAAAGAAATTATTAAAATGGAATTTAGCTAAAAACATGTTAAGACCTAAAAGTGATTATACTAAGGTCAAAATGAATTATGCTATACATGCACCAAGGATATATAAAGGAAAAATAGAATCGTTAGTAAAAAGAGTAACGGGTTTTGCCGATATGATACAGTTAACTCACTTAAAGTTACAACAGGTTATGTCAAGATTAGTACCTGATGGTGTTTATTTAGATGCTGATGGTTTAGCTGAAGTTGATTTAGGTAATGGCACAAACTATAACCCACAAGAAGCATTAAATATGTTCTTCCAAACTGGTAGTATAATAGGTCGATCAATGACACAAGAGGGTGACCCTAATCCTGGTAAAGTTCCTATACAAGAAATATCAAGCGGTAGTGGTGGTCAAAAGCTACAAAGTTTAATAACCACGTACAACTATTATTTACAAATGATAAGAGATGTTACTGGATTAAATGAAGCTAGAGACGCTAGCACACCAGACTCAAACGCTTTAGTAGGTGTACAAAAACTAGCAGCTGCAAATTCAAATGTTGCAACAAGGCATATATTACGAGGTGGTTTATTTTTAACATCAGAACTAGCAGAAAACTTATCACTAAGAATATCAGATGTTATAGAGTACTCACCAACAAGAGATGCGTTTATACAAGCAATTGGCGCACACAATGTAGCAACATTAGCAGAGCTAAGTGAATTACACTTATATGATTTTGGTATATTCTTACAGTTACAACCTGATGAAGAAGAAAAACAATTATTAGAAAACAATATACAAATGGCTTTACAAGCTAATAGTATAGAGCTTGAAGACGCAATTGATATTAGAGAGGTTAGAAATATAAAACTTGCAAATCAATTACTAAAGTTAAGACGTAAAAAGAAAATAGAAAGAGATCAAGCTATAGCACAGCAAAACATACAGCAACAAGCTCAAGCTAATGCACAAGCGCAACAAGTTGCCGCTCAAGCTGAAGTTCAAAAACAACAAGCTATACAAGCATTGGAATTACAAAACAACGCACAGCAAGCTGAACTTGATGCTAATAAATTACAACTTGAAGCTGAACTTAAAAAACAATTGATGGAGCAAGAGTTTCAGTATAACTTACAACTAAAGCAAGCTGACAAACAAACCGCAAGGGCTATGGAAGAAAATCGTGAAGATAGAAAAGATACAAGAGTTGTGATGCAAGGCATGGAGCAAAGAAAAACTGCCGCGTCAAAAAATAAAAATTTTGAATCTTCGGGTAATGATATAATAAGTGGGGATATTGGTTTAGGAAGATTTGAACCAAGTTAATGTTTAACAAATAAATAAATAATAATGGCAATAGTAACTAATGATTGGACTGGTAGTATAGTAGCATCAAGATGGGTTGATGATACAGCTGCTGAAACACCTGGTAGAGGAACTTACTTTTGTGCTATTGAGTGTATTACAGCTACTACGTTTACTGCATTAATATCTGAAAAGATAGATGATGATAGTGATGGTGAAGCTGCAGATGTAAGTGTTTACATAAACACAGAAGGAACAGATGCAGGTACAGCTATAGTAACTGGTGATACTTTTCCAGTTGGTACAATATTATATGGTAAGTGGACTTCATTTACTTTAAATAGTGGATCAGTAATAGCATACGAGTGTAAATAAGAAATTGTACGAGAGTACATATGTTTAATTTTATAATATTATATTATGGCAAAAGATGAAAACGTCAAGATAGACGAAAAAAACGCCGAGTCACCACAGGGTGATGCTAAGGTAAAAAAGCCTCGTCTTAAAAAATTTCAACAAGATGATACACCTATAAAGGTAAATCTTGCTGAACCAAAACAGGAAGAGGTTAAAGAAGAACAACCTAAAAAAGAAGTGAAACAAGAGGAAACACCTGTTG